TCTAAATGAAGCTCCTAGTCCTTTAACTTTTTTTAATTCATCAAAACCTGCTGCAAATGGATCAGATATGACTTCCTCCTTTTTAAAAGAAAACCAATCTGATGTATTTGTTATATCAATTATGTTTTGACTATTGTCGTCTTCTTCAATAGAGATCATTTCTTACCCCACTTTTTCATTTCATCTTTATGATTTCCAATGTCCAAAGGATCTGGAACTAGGCCCCACTCAAGTCTTTGTTTTTGGTGTTCAAACTCTTCGTCATCAATCTTTCTACGTCCTGACAAAAACTTTGGCTTTCCATCATGAATACCGTAGGATCTAACTTCTCTAGCTAGGGCATCTATTCTGGACTTGTTGCCCTTTTTAGAAGTTATTGATAAAAAGTTTCCCTCATCATCGCCAATCCATCGGCCATCAGGCATTTCCCAGACATATATGCCAAGTGTGCTTTCTTCATCAAGAACTTTTGTGCTTAATTTATTAAGGTCCATAGGATATCATTCTACCATCTTATGTAGCCAAAGTCCATCTTTTAGTACAAGAATGTGACAAATTATATTGTTGAGAATACAACCCAGTCATTATTATAGTACTGAGGAGCCGATTCTGTCACCGTGAGTGACGTATCTTCTGACTTTATGCCTGGTCTTTCTACGTATAAATTAAAATGATCTAAGGCCTTGGCTTCTGTCAGAGCTGTTGGGTATATTGCAATACAGTTGTATAGATTGCTAGGACCAGAGGAATTAAAAGATATATCTCCAGAAACAGGGTTTGTAAAGACTATTACAATATGACTCATATTATCAACATTTAATAGATTAGATATATTAGTCTGTGCTGTCTTATCTACCCCATTTACGTATATCTTTGATATATTGGTCTTTGATATTGTTCCTCCGCCGTTCCAGGAAAGGTTAGAGGCTGGATAGGAGCCGTTTAAAGCCGTTGAGACAAGGGTTGTGGCAGATAGTACAGAAGGTGTTAAAAACATCTCTATCGAGCTTATAGCCTCATCTACGGGTATTTTAAAGCCTGCTGTAGAGGATGTCTTAAGTCCATTTGTTAGGTGTCTTGAAAGAACTGGAAAATTAAATGATCCTAAAGAATATTCGTTTGTTGATGTTATCTTAAATCCATAATTGTCTGCTGGTATATCTTTGGTTCCATAAAATCTAATTCTAAATAAAGATAACTTTGGCAAATACTTAGAGGCATCTGTTGTTGTCATAGTTATTTTAATATAAAGTGGGCCTGGGGTTATTGTTGATCCCTTTTTGTATCCCGCTATTGCATCTCCATTTATACATGGGGTATATGTAACTCCATCTAGGCTAGTCTCTACGACTATGCCATTATTACCCCGCCATTCTAATTTTGAAGAGGCAATTGGAATACCAGCAGGAACCATTAGAATATCATTAATTATAAATTCTTTTGCCTGTGCGTCGTCTGTCCTATAAAAAGAAATATAATTTTGTTCGCTATTATAATATACGTCTTCGGTAATTACTTTTCTTAATTTAGTTTCTGTATATTCATATTTAAATAAAGTCTCTAGCCCTTCATCATTTAATGTGAATAGTCTTCCGCCATCAGGCTTTACGACATGTAATGGATTTATGCTTGAGGACCCATTTTTAAAATGGTCTAGGCATTGTATTAGGTTTAGGCTATATCTATATATGGCTGGGGCGTCTGCTATGAAGTAATCCGAAAGATTTGCTGTGGGGCCTACTGACGGTGAGAATGAAGTATTTGTAAATTTAAAATTTTCTAATACCTTTGAAGCAACTGGATACCCGTCAACATATAGAGTCATTGCGGTAGTTCCATAAACTCCAATTATATGAATTGACTTATCCAAATAGTTTAGAGAATAATATAGTTCTTCATCTTGTAGCTTAAATACAATTGATCCTTTTTCATAATAAAGACCAATCCCGTTTGCATTATCTGCAAACAAAGTTGTTCTGGATACTGAGGATATCTTAGGGAACACCCAGATTTCCATAGAGAAATCGTTATCTGAAGATCCTAGTTTTGCCATTCCTCCACCTGCAGATAGTCCATAATAATTTTTATTAACAGGCAGATTTACGGATGACGTGCTTGTTATTTTTGTTCCTATCTGCCCACCAGAAATCAGAGGGAGAATATTTTGAGTTAATGCGCCTACGTAAGTACCATTATTTTGACAACCAGAATAATCAATAGCGGTAGTTCCAGAGGTTTCGTCTAAGTGCCAAAACCCTACTGGATTGTCTTTAATTACTTTTAGTTGATAGGACATATTTTATATTATATACCATTATTTATCTTGTAAAGAAAAATAGCGGAATCATATACTTGGTTCCAGAAATAGTAGGCTTTGGGTCGTGAAGACATCCAACAGATGGGAAAACGACTGCGCTTCCTGCTTCTGGCTTAATGGATATGCCGTGATCTGGAAACTCAATTTCTCCTCCTTCGTATTCATCGTTCAAATATATAACCATAGATACTGTGGAATTATCATCGGCGCCATATCCAGAATCAACATGTGGTCCCATATAAACCCCAACATCATATTTGTTAATACCAAAATATACTGGAAGATAGCCTAGATCAATGTCGTGTTCTTTTGCATACTCTTCTGCCATCGTGAGAGCAAGATACGTAACCAAAGAACAAACTTTTGAATTATGCCTATCTACCTCTGTGTCGTTTGCAAATAAATTAATGTATGATCTCTTTACCTTACCATACACTACCTCTGGACTTGAGTGCGGAGTCCATGTTTCCCACTTAGATATTTGAGATCCAAATCTTTGTGCAGCATCCATATCCTCAATCTCTTTTATCAAATCTTTTACATTTGGTATAAGATTTGTGTAGTAGTATATATCTGGATGCAGAACTTGCTTATTCATATTTACCTTTATACTGCGGGATTAAACCTTTCTTGGTGTTTTCTTCCCACTCTTTATATGTTTCCTCTTGCTCTGCTCTAGTCTGCTTTAATTCAGCTTCCCATTCTGCAATTTGTTCTGGTGTGTACACAGCGTCGGCGTTATCCCAAAAAGAACCCACAGTATATCTTTCTCCATCTTTAACTGTAGTTACTTCATGCTCATTTCCATAACCACCTTTAAAAAATGCTAGTCTTCCTGGCTTAGCTTGTATTGTAATATCATGATGTTTGAAATTTAAAAACCCGCCATTAAAATTATCATTTAAATACAAGAAACCAGCATACTTGCTTTTATAAAAAGCAGAAGGAGATCCATCTTCATGAGTATTATCTGAGTGGAATCCAGCAAATGCTCCTTCTACCCACTTTTGTGCATGGTAACTAACTTCAGATAACTCTCTTTTAAAACATTCTTCTCCAGCTTTTTTAATTTTTTCTTTTAATTGTGCAAAATAATCTCTTGGCAAACCAAACATAAGAAGATTATCGTCATAAGGCCAATATCCCATAGCAAATGATCCGTAGAAAGAAATTTGATTCCAATCTAGGTACCCAGCTTCAACTATTTTATCTAGGTAAGCAATTATTGCTTTGCATTCCTGATTGCTAATTAAATTATCTACAACAAAGACGTCATCTTTTAAAGATACTATTTCCATTAGCATTCCGTCTTTTCTTTTTCAGCAAGATAATCCATATGAATATCAATTTCTTCTTTAGTTGGCTCTACTTTTACTCCATCTTTAAACACAAGATTGCCACCATAAATGTCTGCGTCTATCCTCTTTTTTTCCATTTCTAACCATTTAATAGCACCATACTCTATTTGATTTGCAAGCCACTCTGTAGAACCTGGATATGGGTAGATCATAAAGTTTCTAATTAGATACTTATTACCTTGAGTTGCTGTTCTTACTCCATGATAGTAAGGCTCTCCAGAAGGAAATACCATTATGTCTCCAGCTTCTGGTTTGTAGGCTGGAACAAATTCTCCATCTACATAAAACTCAATTTCTCCACCTTCGTAGTCATCGTTTATATAAACTGTACATGTTAAGAAAAACTGTCTACCAGGCATGTCTTTTTCGCTTTGCTTAAAGTCTGTATGATACTGCATAGTTAAATTATTCTTTAAAGTATCTACATTTGTGTCATATTTACAAAATGAAGAAGATCCAAGCTCGCATTTTTCTGGCAGTTCTACATTGTATTTTGAAATATAGTCTTTTATTGCAATGTTATATGCATCATAAATAGTTTCTGCTGCCCAATATTCTTTATCAAATGTTTCATTTTTACCAAGTTGATCTTGAACTGCACCTTTAAATTTTGTACTAGCGTATGTACCAAAAGCACTCCATCTGGTCCACTGATTAAAATAATGCTCTCCAGTACCATTTTCAGTTGATTTAATAACTTCAAAAATTTCTTTGTGATCTGGCAGTAATCCCTTGTATACCTCTATTCTAGGGTATAAAGTTTTTGTTGTATATTCTGGCATTATTTATTCCTTCCTAATTTTGTAATTGTCCAAAACCAAGGGGATGTATATCTTACTCCACTTGTAATTATATCTACTCCATGAATATAATTTAAGTCTCCTGGGAAAAAATAAGCAGCTTTTTTCTTAGGTCTAATTCCGACATCTTGTTTTGGAAAATGTAATCTGCCACCTTCATAATCTTCATTTAAATAAAATATTGTTCCAATGTCATACCATGGAAAGTTTCCAGGTTTTCCAGCATCAGGACCTTCATGTAATTCTTTATCTGCATGTGGCCATTGCATAGATCCTACTGGCCATCTTACCAAACATGGCCCTGTTGGCAAAACTTCTACATCAAAATGATCTTCAATAATTGGCCTAAGTCTTTCAATAATTTTTTCTAGCATAGTTACAACTTTTGGATCACCTTTTTCTAAAGATGCTTTTGTAGCTACACGATCTTTCCAAACATTATGCTGATAGATAATAGTACCATTTTCATTATACACATCTTCTCCGCCATCCCAAATAGTATTATTCTTTGTATAGTTTAATAAATATTCACACTCTTCATCTGTTAAAAAATTTTCTACTTCAACAATATGCTCTTTGCCAGAACCAAAATATCCAGATGGAGTTATTGATGTTCTATGGTCTCTAATATCAGATATACTTTTATGCATTTTCTCTCCTATTCATATTTTTTTGGAACCCATGTTTCTCTTTTATAGACTCCGCCTTCTTCTGTTCTATAAATTTCTGTGTGTGCCTCATGTCTTTTTATCATTTCTTCTTCAGAAAAAAGATTAAATTCTGATGTCCAAGTTTCTCTTTTATATGGAATAACTTGAACATATGGAGTTCCTTTTTTAATAATTCCTGTAAATCCTTCACGAATAAAAAACGGTATAAGGCCTGGTGCCCCATATTTGTCACTATCAATTATACCTGCTGTTGTTAAAAAAGGTAGCTCAAAGTGATTTATTGGCTGGACTAAAAATGCGCTGTACCCTTCTGGTAGGGTGAAACCCCAATTTGGATACCAATGGTAGCCAAATTTATAATAGCCTTCTGGGTAATGGAATTGACCCATATGAGGTCTTATTTCACAAAATCCTTCAAAGCCTATTTCTGGCTGTGCGTATACGACTCCCTCATATTCAAATACACTAATATCACAAGGGGTGGTAAACATATAGCCAGAAGTGAATATATCGTGTAAGGCTGGACATGATTTAAATCCTGGACCTTTATTATTATCTGGTGGCATTTTTAGTGGCACACCATTTTCGTCAGTCCAATATTTGCTTGCGCTCTTAA